CGCCAACAGGTTATGGTTCAGGCGGCGCTGGTAGTAACCAAAGCAGCGAGAATGGAGGTGGTGCTGCAGGTGGTTTTTGTGTTAAAAACATTGAAGCTGGTTCTTTGGGCGGCACTGAAACAATCACAATTGGTGCTGGAGGCGCAAGATCAAGTTCAAACGGCGGCACACAAAGTGGCCGGCCTGGAATTATAATTGTAGAGGAATTTGCATAATGAAAAGTCAATTTTTAATCAATAAAGAAACACAGGAGATTATCAACACTATTGTCATCCGTAAAAAATCGGATTACAAACTTGATGATGACCATGAATTGATTGAACCCAACGATCAAAACATTGGTGATACATATGATAAAAATTATGTACTTATACCACCTGTCCCAACTGTCCCAACATATCAGGAATTGCGAAAAGCTGAATATCCCGAAATCGGCGAACAATTGGACGCCATTTTGAAAGGTTTCAATCAGCTTCGTCTTGACGGGACAAATCTTCCTTCCGATCTTGACGAAATCGTGGCACAATGGTTGAACGTTAAAAAGAAATATCCAAAGAATAAACTGACATAATTAAATTCAAATAGAAAAGTTGAACGGTTACAAGATGCAAGATTATATTATGTTTGGTTTGGAATTTCTAGTTTTCGTTATTTTAGGTTTAATAGGAATAGTTTTCAAAAGTTTTTTCAATTTAATTAAAGACGGTCAAGCAAAGCAAATTGAATTGGACAAAACATTGTCAAATCACAAGCTTCACGCAGCAGAAACATTTGCAACCAAAGTTGATGTTGGTAAAGGTTTTGACAGGGTGATGGATAAATTGGACACAATGGATGAAAAAACTGACACAACCATGCTTGCGTTAAACCACAAAATTGATCAAAAAGCAGACAAATAAAATGTCATATAAAACAAAATTCATAAATAAAATCATAGACGTTGAAGGCGGTTATGTAGATGATCCAGATGACAGTGGTGGTGAAACCAATTTTGGCATCACAAGGCGCGTTGCGCGGCGCTATGGCTATCACGGACCAATGAAAAATCTTCCGCGCAACCTTGCGTTTGAAATATACGCAAACCTCTACTGGAACAAGTTAAACCTTGACCGTGTTGAAAAATTAAGCCCGTCCATTGCGCAAGAATTAGCTGACACAGGTGTGAACCAGGGAACAGGCCGCGCTGCTGAATTTCTTCAAAGATCATTAAATGTTTTGAATAACCGTCAAAAACTGTATAATGACATTACTGTTGACAACGATGTTGGCAATATCACAATCAAGGCATTGACAAAATATCTTGAAATTCGTGGTGCAGCTGGCGAAATTGTCATTTTTAATATGTTGAATTGCCTTCAAGGTGCTTTTTACATCACACTTGCGGAACGCAGGGAAAAAGATGAAAAGTTTATTTTTGGATGGTTCACACATAGGGTCAACATTTCATGAAAGGAAATCCCGATGCTAAAAGGTTATAAAACATATATCACTGGTGTGATGACAATCCTTGGTGCGCTTGCTGCGTATCTTATAGGTGAAGCAGAACTTGGAACAACAATCCAATTGGTTGTGACTGCTGTCATGGGAATGACAATCCGTTCAGGTGTGACAACTGAAGCGGCCAAAAAAATGGTTCTAGGATTCTTGTGTTTTGGTGCAATCTTCGCACTCCAACCGCGTGAATCACATGCAATGCCACCTTTGGCCATGTTTGTAGGAACAGCAATCACTGGTGGATGGGGCGCAGCAACGTATGAAGAATGCAAAGCTGATGGTCTGGACGCTGAAGACTGTGCAAAGCGCACATGGGCTGAACGTGAGCCGCTTGATTATTCAAAACTGAATGAATAGTCTTTTAATCACTTTCGTTGTTGTGATCGTTGCGGCCTTTGCGTTTTATCGCTTGGGCCGCAAATCGCATGAAACGAAAACCCTTGAACAAGACGTCAAGACAGGGCAAAAAGCGAATGAAATCCTTAAAAATCAACGCGATAATCGCATTGATAGTGTTGACGACGCTGACCGCATGTGGACCGATCGGGAAAAAGATTGAAACGTCAATCGTCCCGGCCGTAGTTGTGCCAACGGTGGAAGAACGTCAAAAACTTCGGGAATGTTGCCCGTCATTTTATGTGCGCTTCAGCGAACAACAACGACAAATCATGGTCATTAGCGAGTAAGTTCAAAACGACACCGTTCAGTCGTCCACTCGAACGCGTCGGAACACCGTTGAATGTCTTCTTCAGTTGGCGCGATCATAATCAAAACGATTATAAAAAGCGCAACAAGGGCCGCCGAAACGGTCCATATTGTCACACGATCTTTCATTACAAAAATTCCTTTGCTTGACGAATAGTCACGGCGCGTTCTTCGGTTGTATATTCGGAATAAAACTCCAGATTTTCAATCAATTCTTCGATATGTTCACACGCTTCGGTTTTGCATTTTTCGAAACCTTCTTTTTCAATGTCGTTCGCAAAATCAAAAATGTCTTTTCCATCACAATATTCTTCTTCGAAGGCGTCCTTCCCGGCTTCATGGGCCGCTTGAACCGTTGCGACGATCCGATCTTTTAATTTCGAATCAAGTTTTTCCAAATCGACCATGTTCAATTCGGTCGCGTTCGGGTTCCGATATTCTTTCAATATGTCTTGCATTATTCTTCGGGTTGAGCCTGATCAAGATTAAAAAAGCTATTAACAGCATGCCGGACAACATCGGAAAAGTTTGTCCTTCCGGTTTCATCTTCTTTCATATATGCCTTAATAGCGTCTTCTTGATTTTGTGAAAACCTAACGCCGGTATGCTTCATAGGTTCTTTTTTAATCGCCATTTTTTACAATCCTTAATTTAGGTTTTGGCCTTTCCGGCTTAACCTTATTTTCCAATTTATTTGCTAAAGTCATAAGCTCTGCAGCTCTGGCTCTTAAATTATCTGCAACGGTTGTGCATTCACTAACGATAATCATAACAAAACCCCTATATTTCGTCAAACGTTTTGTTAGTCAACCTCTTTGATCTTCACTTCTTTTTTGGTCATAACTAATATTTCTTTTCCATTTGATGTTATTTTAACATCTTCGCTGGTTAACCCAAAACGCTTAACGTATTTTTTTGCCTCATCAAGATGATCTTTTCCGCCAGCGAATAGGCAAAACCTAGGTGGATAAGTGGTCATAGCAACCTACCTTGCTTTTCGCACATTGCAAAATAAACCGCCATACAAGCGCGCGTGTCTGCCATAGCATCGTGAGCATCTTTTATTTCTTTACCGGTATAGTGCTTGTAACAATTGGTTAAAGATTTACCGCCGCTAAGTCCGGCGTTAGCATTCATGGTGCAATACCAGCTATCTCTTCTCGTTTCATTGGGTGAAGCGTAAAGGTGTGACACGTAGGCGGCCTCGACTTCCATCATGCCCTTATCGAAATCGGCATTGTGGGCAATCGTTTTATCTGCACGATCTGCCATATGTTGATAAATATAAAAAGCTTGATCAAAAGATATACCATGTTTTTGACAATCATCATCTGTTTTGCCGTGGATAGCTTGAGCGCCATCGCCTATCGACCATTGCTTATCGTGGCGGATCATGGTGCAAAATTCCATAATTGATTTTCCGAATTGATCTGTAAGGATCATTCCTAACTGAACAACGCGCGCTTGCCCCTCAACTATGAGGCCTGGTTTTTTAAATCCGGTTGTTTCTGTGTCTAAAAATAGCAAGTTTCCATTCATGATTTTTTCCTTATGTTAAAATGGTATCTCAAAGTAATCATCATCATCCGGCTCTTTGTCGTGATTGATATTTATTTCCGGCGGATAATGTTCTGTTTCTTCTTCAAATTCATAATCTAGTATCTCCCAATATTTTCCTTTAGGCTTTACAAAAATTCTTTTTGGCGTTGGGTAGGGCATGGCCACAGCATCGTCAACAGCATTAGGAACTTGAACATCTGGCAATCTTTTCTTGTGCCACTTAACGGCTTGATCCCAAGCATATCTTTTATTATTTCCAACCTCAAAGGTGTGATGCTCAAAACATACCCATTCACGGATAAAGGCCGCTTGCGTGGCGTAGCTCACCTTCATTGATGGCATACCTCCCTGCTTGTAATGCACATCAAGGTACATGTTATGGACATCAATCCACTCTGGTTGTTGGTCTGTGCTTACGATGGCCTTATTGCTTGCCTCTTTATCAAGCTTAATAAAGCAATACCCGCAAGAGAAACAGTAACGCTGTGCCGGCGCGCAGATTTCCCCGCAACCTTTTTGGCCGTTTCTGTCTGTCTCATCTTCTGGGCAAACTTTAAATGGAGCCTCTCCAACTTCACCCTCTTCTTCACCAAGATATTCTTTTTTAATACTCACTTGATCAATCGCACCAAGGGTTGCCACAACTTGACCAAAATCAAGTATCATGCAATCTGGCTTAATGCTGGCGGCTATCGCGTTTAATCTGCCTTCCGTTGTTGAAAGATCAAACCCATCAGCATAAACCGGCCTTACTCCACGGCCAATCGTTTGAATATAAAGCACTGGCGATCTTGTAGGCCGCATAAACGCAAGTAAATCAATGTACGGATCATTGTATCCTGTCGTTAATTTTGCGACATTTATAAGCGCGGTGAATAGTCCCGCCTTGTGGTCTTTTAAATTTTGATCATTGATAGAGCTGTCTTGTTTGCTATGAACAAAGCGCGCAGATATTCCAGCATCATTTAATCTTTGCGTCACCTCTTCGCAATGCTCAACTCCGGCTGTAAATAAAAGCCAACGCTTGCGACCAACGCCCTTTTCTATCAGCTCTTTTATGCAAGCGTCATTTATTTCTGGCTTATTCACAGCCTCTTGTAATGCTTTTTCTTGATAATCTCCGCCAACAACCTTAACGCCCGACACATCAATCTTGGCGGCTATCTCTGGACACATAGGCCGCGCCCAATACCCCTGTTCAATCATGTAGCCCATGCTTATTTCGTAAGCTACGCCATCAAATAATTTATTTTTACCAGCATCAAGCCGGCCTGTGTCTGCGCGGAACGGTGTGCCGGTAAATCCTATAACCCTGCAATTTGGATTTATGGCCATAACCTCATCAATAAACTGCCTGTATTGAGTGTCGTTTTTATGGCTAATAAGATGGCACTCATCAATCACAATAATTTCTGGTATCCGTTTAAACTCTCCGATTTTTCCGGCGATGCTTTGGATGCTAGCAAAAGTCACATCATTGTGAAGACGTTTTTGTTTTAGCCCCGCACAATAAAAACCAAAATCACAGCCAAAGTATTGCTCAACAAGCTCTTCTGCGTTTTGCTCAAGCAATTCCTTTACGTGTGTCAACATAAGGATGCGCGCGCGTGGGTATTTATCATGTAATTGCTTGATAAATTCAGCAATCATCAAAGATTTACCAGCTCCAACAGGCGCTACAATCAAAGGGTTCTTTGCAACTGTGGTAAATAAATATTGGAATAATGCTTTAAGGGAGTTGCCTTGATAAGGCCTAAGGGTTTTCATTGAATTTATTAACCTTCACAT